CCCGCGCCCAGTCGCCATTCGTCATATCCTCGGACAACCGCTCGGCCTCTGTCTCCAATCGAAGAAGCCCCGCGTCATTGGGATGCTGCTTCCGCGCATCTCCCAGAGCATGTAAAAACTCACGGGCGTGACTCTCAACTACCAATCGATCTGTTGATGTACTCATATCGATTATCCACAAAGCACAGGCGGGCGACTCGTCGATTCGTTTTGCGGTGCCTTGGGCTTGGGCACCTGCTTGGTGGCGGAGCACCCATCCTTCTGGCACACCAGCGTCATGGACGTCGCGTCCTCCGTGATCATCTGCCACACATGCGTATGCTCCGCATGCCCACCACTCGGCAAATCTTCCCTGATAATCGGTTTGTTGTTACTCATTTGGCACCTCCTAAATCTGACCAATCCGCAACGATACAATGGGTGTCCTCGTCCATCGCAGGCGCATTCGCTGCCTTCCGTTGCTCATCTGCTATTCGCTTATCGTACTCAGCGCATAACTCCTGACACCGCTTTTCCAACAAGCCCGTCACCGAAACGCGTGCTTTCTTATACCCCTCGGTAAGTGTATTGGCATTTGCCTTCACAATAGCCGCAGGCGTCAATCGGGACAGGCCATCCGATTCAGTCCCAAACATTAATTCCGACTGAGAAGACATATACGTATTCGGACCAGACTCGGGACGGTAGACCCTGTGCAGAGTAACGAGCGCCTCTAACAGTGCTTTGCCTTTTTCAGGCGCAGCCCCTATCCGCTCCCTCACCAATGTGTCAATACGTTTAATGGTCGATTCGGCAAGCTGCTCATGCACTGCCACACGCCCCTTAAGAATGCCACTGTCCTTCCGTGCAGCGCTGCCACGCAGCAAATGCGAAGGTATCCCGCTACGCTGCAGCAAGTACGCCGTCCACTCATCCGACTCGACACCCAGATCATTCCCAAGTGACTGCAACGTCGTAATCGTGTCCAACCGCACCTTCTCCAACTCCGCCCGCTGCTGCTCATCCAATGCACTCACTGGATTCATATGCATTGTGAACTTTGATCGAGGAGCGCGAGGATCGATGCCCGCCCAGCACATGTCAATCTGACACAGAAGTGAGTATCCTTCCATCACCGCCTGCTGTAGCCGTTTCTCTGACCGAGCGAAGTTTATGTCTTGGAGGCTGAGAGGGGTAGCCCCAATGTTGACGCCCTTCCCGCTGTCAGTGAATCCCAAGTAGTCTGGCGGGATCTTCAGCGTGCCGAAAAAGCGCTTGCGCATGTACAGTCCCCGCCATGCGCTCAACGGCCACCGACTCATCATCCACGATAATGTCCTCATCAAACCCCAGCGGCTCTATCTCCTGTCGGACATCCTGATTAGCCTTGTTGTAGAGGAACTTCTTGCGCATCTCCTGCCTGATACGATCCATAGCCTTGCGGCGATCCTCTGGCGACATGCCGCCCATGCCCTTGAGCTTGTAAACGAAGCGGTCAGGTGCCCGCCGAAGGCGATAGATGATAAGGGCCTGCTCCATCATCATCAGCCGCTTGTAGGGCTTCCTAGCCCCGTCCAGCATCGACGTACCGTACATCCCAAAGCGGTTCTTGCCCATCAAACGCCAATGGATGAAACTCCACGGCGGGTCCGTTGGCACGCCCTTGGCGACATCGAATGGATTGGCTGACCCAGCAGCCGCGCCCAGCTGCTCGATGGGGGCCATGCACCAGCCTGACAACCGATTGTACTCATCTTCGATACGACTGATCGCGTACGGGGGACAGGGCACAAGCCGCATGATCTGGCCGGGGGTACCGTCAGGACGCCGTGAATTGATTACGCCCGCAAAGGCGTCGCCGTACTTGGAGATCTCTTGGGCGATGGCGAACGCATCGCTGTCCGCCCTGACACGCGTAAGGAGATCGTTGCAAAATTGCTCTGTCTCAGGGTCTTCCGATTCCGCCCATATCACACGACCTGTACTTATATCAGGCTGAGTAGCGTCGGCAGCGTAGATTTCCACTACTCCTGCCACGATATCGTCCGCCGCCATATCGTCGTACTCTTTGTACTTCTGAAAGCGCTCGACGGCGAGCTGCATCTTGTCTTTGAACCAGTTACTTACTGAATCGCGCCCATAGACAAATAGCCCGCGAGAGAGCTGTTGCAGCCCCATAGGCTGCACTTGATCGGGACCATGCCCCGTAGGCGTAAAGCCGAACAGGGTCTTGATCGCATTCCACGGTTGTAATCTTAACATATTCGTTACTCTCCGATAACGTCATACAGATTGGTGGACGCGGGGAGAATCGAACTCCCGTCCGGGAAAACCTAGTCCACATCTCCTACATGCGTCTCAAGTCATTGAAAGGACTTGTACTTCAGGGGCGATGGTTATGCATCACCCTCCACCAGTTGGTATTATGGCTTCCAACATTACCACAAACATGTTCTGCTTAATCGCCCTTACCGCATACTCCCAGAACATCTTCCTCGGGTCGGGTCGCCACTCTAGGCAGCGATTTGCTCAAGTTCAGCACTTGAATTTGTACCGAAGGGTTTTACGTGGCCCACGGAACCTTCCACGGCATGCAAACATGTATTCAGTTATCCTGTCGAAACCTATCGCGCCCTTTCGTATTCAGTTATACAGCACTCACCGAATCAACCGTCCAGCCTTCCGCGCCTTCTTGGCCAGCACCCGCTCCGCATCGATATTGGCCTTGGCCACCATCAAACATATGCGCCCAAGCGGGGCGGTGTATCGCTTTTGCCTTCCAGCCTCCCTACACTCAAACACATCGCCCGCCCTAAAAGCGACCACCCACTTGCGCCGCGTCGTGGAACACTCCTCCACCGTAATCCGTTCCACGCCGCACTTCTTGATCCGACCATTCGGTTTGACAACATCACGTAGTTCGCGGGGCATTGATGTCTCCTTACGCCGCCAACTTGCCATTCGGCAAGCGCCCCGCCTGCTTCCGAAGCAGATACTGCCGTTTGTACTGCTGCCAGAACCGTCTGAAATCATACGCAAACGCCTGATGGATCACACCCTTGCCTGCATCCCACGCCATCTTCGCCTGCTTACGTAGTATCTTTGCCCGCCGTCCGTTCATCTGTTTCTCCTTACTTAAATCGCCCTATGCCGTATACTACCCCACCTACCACATTGACGGCAACGTTGTTCCGCTAAACTCTTCCTGCCCCCTGTCAACGTTCACCCGTTGCACAATCGGTCCACGATCCCCTCTGCCTGAAAACGCGACCTTATCCTTATCGCGTTTCCCTGTACGCGTTGACGTACTGGCCACCCTGTAGCAGCGACTGAAGACAGCCGCCACCGCATCCGATATGTCATCCAGCCACCCATCTCCATGGTGCGGACGATCCAGTCCTTCAGGGTCCCGCAACAGATGCTCAGACTCCTCCAGCAAAAGCCCGTACTCGTACATCATCACGCGCCGTTCATTGTACCCAACCTTCAAATGATGATAATGCATAAGGCCCACTGACAAACGCGATGCATTAAATCCTGCCTGTATGAGTAATTGAATCGGAAGTGCTGACTGAAATTGGTCAAATGTAACATCCTCAATCTTGTACCCGCGTGACTTCAACCACTGCACAAACCTGATGCATGCCCCCAAATCGATCTGACCCCCTGCTGGTGCCCTAACCCGCAGCATCAAATCCATGTACGCCCCTTCCAATGCCTCTGGCGTCATGGCCGCATGTCCCATGGCAAACCCCACGCCTTCCTGCGTCAACGCCAAGTCTAAATGCACATGCCGCAATGCTCCGGGGTTGACCAACGGCTGCCACGTGGAGTGATCGATCCGCACCAGCTGCCGCTCATCAATAAACTCACAGATCTCCCTACTCGATCCAAATCCAATGACCAGCTCAGGCTTGGTGAATGGATGCCGCCGCAGCGGATCAAAACAGCTACGTATGCGATCCAGCACAGGGAAAAACGCACGGGACCCCGACGTAGACACACCAGCAATATCCCGCAAAGCCAGATCGGCATCAGCTGTAAATTGCGCCCTGAATTCTTCAGGCACTCTCACTGTTTTGCTGTCGTCTGGTGCCAGCTCATCCTGCTCAAGTACCCGACTGGGGTACTGCTCCGTACCTACCACCACCTCAAAGGACTCACCAGAAAATTCCTCGGCAGGTTTGACCTCCCATAGCGCCACAGAGATCACCTTCGTTGTCTTGGCTACCTCCTCATCAGCCAACGCCTTCTCAATCTCCTCATCCAAAAAGCTACTCTGAAACTTACGGGACGAGATCAGTATCACGAAACCGGGGACACTCCCGTACTTGGTAAACCGACTGGCTATGCGCGACTTGGCCTCATTGTACAACTGGTGCGCCCGCGTCTTCTCGTTTGGGTTATCGTTATTCTTCACCTTCTTGAAGAAGTTACCTTCATCCAACACAAACCCCAATATGTTATCCCCAAGCGCGTGCGTGGCCAGACTCCCTACAGAGACTTCAAGATTCTTACTGGGCAGGTAAATGGGCTCATCGGGACGCACCTTGCGCGGGCAGCACTCCCGAAAGTACGGACTGCTATCGAGGAAGTGCTTCAGATACTTCATAGTATCATCCGCTTTATCCAACGTGATCGAATAGATGCCAAGGACGATCTTGCTCTTGGACATCAGCCCATAGAAGGCGGCGGGATCTTTGAGACAGGATAACTCATACAGTTTGCGGGCAAGGCATAGAGCGGCATGCCATGAATTGTGACTAATAAAACCATCGGAGATGTATGATGGGTCTCCTCGCACAGTCAGATCGTAGCAATGTGCCTGCGACTTTTTAACAGATCGTACGGTATCAAACAACAAACGCCCGTCAGCCATCTTCTGAAATACATCAGGAAGAACGCCGCCCACACTGAGCACCTCCTTCAACAGACGCACTGTACAGCAACCAGGTCCCAGTAATCGATGTACCTTCTTTGATGGGCTGGTATACTTAT